CTGATGCGATTGACTACTCAACGAGTGAACAACCAGCTGAACACAAGTCTCATAACCTGATTGAACTCGATAATGGGCAGTTTTGTTTGTATCCGAACAACAGAACACGCATTTTTGACAACAGTTTGACTCCTGCGAACCCGAAAAACCCCGATTTTAAGGTTTCAACAGTATACTATCAGGTCGAAAACGGTCATGATCGTGATGGCCTTGGCAATGATGAGAATTATTTCTGGAAAACAGCGAAAGAAAAGGCACAACCTGACGATATACCAAATTTTTAGGTATAAATAAGTTAGATCAACTATATTTTAATGCCTCAACAGCGGGTAAAACGCAAATTTAAAGACTTAAGCATGTCATTTGAGACTAATCCTCTCAATGATGACCTTGTTTCTTTGTCTGATACCAGTGCGATTGCTCGTTCAATACGAAATATTGTGTTTACACAGCCTGGAGAAAAGTTTTTTAATCCAGATTTTGGATCAAGAATCTCAGAATCTCTATTTGAGAACGTAGACGAAGTTTCTGCACTTGCGATTGAGGATGAAATTAAGAGTTCGATTATAAATTTTGAACCAAGGGTTAATTTATCATTTGTAAGTGTGAATCCTAACCCTGATGATAATGAAATGAACGTGACAATAGAATACGAGATCACTGGAATTGATATTCCACCACAACAATTAGAATTTGTGCTGTTGCCAACTCGATAAATGTCACTTATAAATTTTACTAATCTGGATTTTGACCAGATAAAACAATCATTAAAAGATTATATTCAAAGTAATTCAGATTTTACTGACTATGACTTTGAAGGATCTAACCTTTCAACGATTTTAGACGTATTAGCATATAATACTTACATTACTTCTTACAATGCAAACATGATATCGAATGAAGTTTTCATCGATTCAGCAACTTTGCGTGAAAATGTAGTTGCATTAGCAAGAAATATTGGTTATGTACCTCGATCAAAGAAATCTTCAAGAACGAATATTAGTTTTTTTGTGGATATTTCATCAGTTTCTCCAACTCCTGCAAATTTAACACTTAAAGCAGGGCCCGTAGCAACAACTGGAGGAACATTTAACAATCAATCCTTCGTTTTTGGTATTCCAGAAGATTTAACAGTATCAGTAATCGATGGTGTTGCTACTTTTAATGATATTGAAGTCTATGAAGGATCATATTTAAGTCAATCGTACGTATATTCGACTCGAAATCCATTTCAAAAATTTATTTTACCAAATATAGGTATCGATTTGGATAGTTTAGTTGTTACAGTACGTCCTTCTGCGGATTCTTCTGTCTCAACGAAGTATTCAAGACAAGATGAACTGTTTGATACCATAACAAAAACAACAATAAACGAAAATTCCAACATTTATTTCATTCAAGAGGCAGAAAGTGAGCAATATGAGGTAATTTTTGGTGATGGAATTTTTGGAAAAGAACTTCAAGACGGAAATGTCATCGAAATGACATATATTGTGACAAATGGGTCTGATGGAAATGGCATTAACAGTTTTACATTCAGCGGTAGTCTCTCATATGTGAGAAATTCTGTTGAAATTTTTGTCACTGATGGTATTTCTCTCATTTCATCTGCATTACCATCAACCGGTGGTGAAAGTATTGAAAGTGTTGATTCAATTCGTAAGTATGCACCACAACTTTATGCCACCCAAAATAGAGCTTTAAGTGCTAATGATTTTGAAGTTCTTATTCCAAACAAAATTTACCCTGAAACTGAATCAATTTCAGTATTTGGAGGAGAAGAGTTAGTCCCACCACAATATGGTAAAGTTTTTATAAGTATTAAACCAAGAAACGGTGATTTTGTACCAAATTTAATTAAAGAAAATATAAAAAGGGATCTAAGAAGATACTCTGTCGCTGGAATTGTACCTGAAATACTTGATTTGAAGTATCTTTTTATTGAAACAAATAGTAAAGTTTATTACAATACAAATTTAGCACCAAATGCATCGTTTGTTTCATCAAAAGTACAGAGAGATCTAACTGCATATGCAGAATCATCAGAATTAAACAAATATGGTGCAAGATTTAAGTATAGTCGTTTCTTAAAAGTGATTGATTCAAGTCACGAGTCAGTAACATCTAATATTACAACCGTTGAAATGAGAAGGGATCTCAGATTAGCCATATCTGAGGTTGCAGAGTATGCGATAGACTTTGGAAATGAGTTTCATGTTCAATCACCGGGTGGTTTTAACATACGTACAAGTGCTTTTCGTGTTTCAAATATTAATACTGATGTATATTTGACTGATATACCAGATTCAAGAGCCGAGAAAGGACAAATGTCACTATTCTCTTTAGATGAAGGATCATCAACACCTGTAATTCAGAGAAGTAATATTGGTACGATTGATTATAAGAAAGGACGCATTACTTTAGACCCTATAAATATAGTATCAGGTAAAACAAAAGACAATGTTGACATTTTGGAGATATCAGCCACTCCCGAATCAAATGATATCATTGGATTGCAAGATCTTTACTTACAATTAGACAGTAGTTTTGTTGATATGGTTGTAGATGAAATCAGTTCCGGTACTGATCCATCGGGTTCAACATATACTGTAACAACAAGTTACAAAAATGGAAACGTCATTCGATAAAAGATGTCTGAAAAGAGAGTTAAGTTAAATCAGATAGTTGAAAACCAATTACCCTCTTATGTACAAGAGGATTTTCCTTTGGTCGGCAATTTTTTGTCCCAATACTATAAAGGACAAGAATATAAAGGTGGGCCAGTTGATTTAATTCAAAACATTGACTCTTATATTAAATTAAGTGAGTGTGGTAATTTAACTAAATCAACAAATACAACTGCATATGCTGGAATATCAACCTCTACTATATTTGTATCAAATACAACAGGATTTCCTAATAATTTTGGACTAATTAAGATAAATGATGAAGTTATAACATATGAAACTAAAACAGATATAAGTTTTGTTAATTGTAAAAGAGGATTTAGCGGAATCACATCTTTCCGTAACCCTGATGATCCAGAAAATCTTGTTTTTTCAACTTCAATTGCACAAAATCATGAAAATGAATCTGTTGTTGAAAATTTAAGTGTTTTGTTTCTTGATGAATTTTTAAAAAAAGCAAAAAATCAATTTTTACACGGTTTTCAAAAAGAATTAAACGAAAAAGTTAATGTAACACAATTTATTCGTCAATCAAAGGATTTCTACTCGACAAGAGGAACTGATGATTCTTTCAATATACTGTTTGGAGCTTTATATGGAGAGAAAGTTGATGTAATTCGTCCAATTGATGATGTTATATCACCCTCAAACGCAATTTATCAAAAAACAAAAGATTTTGTTGTCGAACCATATGTTGGTAATCCAGAAGATCTTGTAAATCGAACATTATATCAAGATGAATTTGAGAACATATCAAAAGCTTATGCAGCGGTTGCATCTGTTCAAAAATTATCAGTTGGGATAAACACAAATACCTTTTATAAGGTTAGTCTTGATGTCGGACAGTCTTATCCCGATGGATCAACAGGTTTAACATATGGTAATTTTTCTAATCACTCAAAAACAAAAATTATTGGTCAAGTTGGTGTTGCACAAACATTTATTGATGTTGACTCCACTTTGGGATTTCCAAATTCAGGAACTTTAACATTTTTATATGAGAATGGAACAACAGGTGTTTGTACATATTCAGATAAAACAATAAATCAATTTTTAGGAATTAATACCACTGGAATAACGACATCTATTGCTGATAATACATTTATCGATCAAAATACAACTGCATACGCATTTGATAATGACGGAAATCAAAGTATTCAAGTAAAAATTCGCGGTGTTTTAAACAATTTTATTATACCACCTACTGTAAATAATCAAAAAGCAGGAGCAAAAATAAAAATAAAAAATTTAGGTCAAATTGGTCAAAACGTAAAAGAAAACAATTGGTTATTTAATACAGCACAAAGTTATGTCGTAAAATCTCTTGCGGTTGTTGATGGAGTCAATAATACTTTTAAATTAGAAACTAAAGATACTAATATTCTTAGAATTGGTGATCAGGTTACGACTCACGAAAATTTAGCAGAAGGGATTCAATGGGGCGATGAATTTACTTCGTCATTTGAACCAGCAACAAATAAATTATATGTTGTTACCGATGTTTTTAATAATACCACATGTTTGATAAAAGGAACCGGTATAAATGATCCTACAAAAATTACAAAGATTAGTAGAAGAATTTCAAAGGTAGATTCTGATATACATGAAAATTTAAATAAATTTACTGCGAATATTCAAAACATTTATATTAAACCAGACGGTGGATTGGTAAACGGTGTTCCATATTATGGGCCATCACATGAACATCCTACCAAAGGAACATTAATGGTTGGAGAGAAACATAGATCAGAATTTCATGAAACAATCATACCGATTGAAGGGCAAAATAAAATTTACGTCACATCATCGTCTTTACCTTTTACAGGCGTTACAAAATTAAATCCAAAAAATCAAAAATTTACTTTTGGTGGAACTTATAACAGAAATGATGAAGAGATAAAAATAACTGATCAAGTTGATCATAACTTTTTTACAGGTGATGCCGTATACTATACCCCTCAAAAAGGTGAGGTAAGCACAATTGATTCTGAAGGTAAAACAATTAGACAGGAATATATTATTAGTAGATTATTTGCTGAAGGTTTATATTATATTAAAAGAATCGATGCAAACACAGTGAAGTTTGCAAGAAGTCAATCAGACATTTATGGAGGCGTATTTACTAAGGTAGATCCTGATGGAGGTGTTGACAGCGTAACTATCACATCGAATGATGTGCAAAAATATGAATTTAATGGAAAAACTATTGAACCTCAAAAATTAGTTAGAGAGGTTTCATTACCAATAAATTATTCCAACAAACAAATAACACAACCGGGATACACAGGAATACTTGTTGATGGAGTAGAAGTTTTAAATTATAAATCTAAAGAATTTGTGTACCATGGCATAATAGAAAATATTAACGTTGTAAAGGGTGGACAAAATTATGATATTATTAATCCACCAATAGTTGTAATTAAAGATTCTGTTGGAAGTGGAGCGACAGCTATAGCTGCTGTAAAAGGATCTTTAAATGAAATAAAAATAATTGACTCAGGTTTTGATTATGTTGAAGAACCAATTATTAAGATAACCGGTGGTAATGGGACAGGTGCAAAAGCAATTGCAAAATTAAATACCGTTCCTCATGAATTGATTATAAATGGTGATGGTGTTGGTCTTGGAACAATAAAATTAGATGCAGCTGGGATTAATACATCATCAATAGGATTTACTACCTATCATAGATTTAGACAGGGTGAGAGAGTCGTATACGACCCTCTGGGAAGCATTCCAATTGTAGGGTTAGCAACTCAATCAACATATTACGTATCATCAGTATCAGAGTATACTGTTCAATTGCATAGAAGTTTTGATGAGGCAATTGCTGGTGTTAATACAATATCTTTTACAGCTTTTGGTAGTGGAGTACAATCATTCAAATCACTAAACGGAAAAGCAGTTTTAAGTTCTGTTGTCGTTACAGATAGTGGATCTGGTTATGAAAATAAACAAAGATCATGTGAAGCAGCTGGAATAAGCACATCTTTAAACATTGTAAACATAAAGGATCATGATTACAAAACAGGTGAAATTGTTCAATACTCTGTTGATGGAACAGAAATAGATGGTTTATCCACCGATAAACAATACTATGTTTCAGTTGTTAACAAGGATCAGTTTAAATTAGCAGCTGTTGGAGTCGGGACAACTGTTAGTTCTTTTTACATTAATAATAAACTGTTTAACGAATTTAGAAATATTGGTGTTGGCACTCATACGTTTAATTATCCACCAATATCAGTCGAATTAATTGGAAGAGTTGGAATATCCTCAATATCAGGTAATACGTTTGAGGCATCTTTACAACCTATTTTTAGGGGAGAAATAACATCACTTCAATTAACTAACACTGGTGTCGGATACGGTGCATCTGAAATAGTAAACTTTAATAGAGTTCCTGAAGTAAATCTCAATACCGGTAGAGATGCTGTTATTACACCAGTCGTTGCTAATGGAAGAATTGTTGATGTGAGTGTTAGTTATGGTGGAACTGATTATAACTCACCACCAGATTTAGTTGTATTAGGTATTGGATCAGATGCAAAACTAACTCCAGTAATTAACTCATCAGGCACTATAACTTCTGTAAATATTGAAAGTGGTGGAATTGGATATGGTGTCACAACCACAACAGTAAGAGTTGATTCGTCAGGTAAAGACGCATTGTTTGTACCAGAAGTTCAAAAATGGAGAATCAATAATTTTAGAAAAAATTTAACAAATTTAAATGATGATGATGTTTTTATAACTGAACCAACAAATCGTTTATTTGGACTACAATGTTCATATGCATATGCACCTAGAAATCTAAGAAGAATATCATACGCCTCTGCTGCTGACGGCGAAGTTTTATATGGTAAAAAAGATTTAACAATCATAGACGGAGTTGAAAGTAACAGTAATCAACACTCACCAATCTTGGGATGGGCATATGATGGAAATCCAATTTATGGGCCATATGGATTTTCAAGAAGAGATGGTGGAGATATTGTTCAGATGAAATCTGGATATTTTGATGAAAGTAGTAAAAAAGATAATCGTCCTCCTTTAAGTTCTTTCCCTCCAGAATTTTTTGTTGAGGATTTTACATACAGAGTATCTAATGATGATTCTGTTCTTGATGAAAACAATGGTAGATTCTGTGTAACTCCAGAATATCCAAAGGGAACATATGCGTATTTTGCCACTTTTGATTCCACCGCTGCATCGGATGGTATATTTAAGAACTTTAAAAAACCCAAATTTCCATATTTGATTGGTGAAAAATATAATTCAAAACCAAATAAATTTAATTTCAGTAGACTTTCAAATCAAGAAGATTTTGATATAAACAAATCAAATGCAACAAGAAATACATTTCCATTGTCTGTTAACAAAGATTTTAGTGGTTATGATTATTTTACTGAATCTTATAAATTTACTAATCAAGATTCAAATGTTGATTTTGTAACAAAGGGAGGAGTTAATTCAGTAGGAATATTTTCAGGTGGAACAAATTATAAAGTTAATGATGAGGTAGTTTTTGATAAAAACATAGACAGTAACTTTGAGGCAAGAGCTAAGGTTTCTAGTTTACAAGGATCATTGTCTGAAATTAGTGTATCAACAGAATCTATATCAGGAGTTAAATTTGTAAGAGTGTTTGGAGATAATTTTATAGGCATCGCATCAACATCTTTAAATCTACAAAATTTCTCTACTGTAAGTGTTGGAGGTTTATCATCAACAGTAAAAGAATTTTCTGAGGCTGTAACAATAGGAATATCATCAACAAAACTTATTTTATCTCAAGGAATTGGCACAGCAGGTGCGACAGGGATTGTAACATTCTTCCCAGTGTTGGGTGATTTAAGTAACATACGTGCAAATGATAGATTTAAAGTTGGTGTTTCAACAGAAATAGTTAAAGTATTAGAGGTTGATGATTTTTCAAGTAGATTAAGAGTTTTGAGACCAGTTGAAGCTGTAGGGGTTTCACATACAAGATCAACAATACTTGAGGAGATTCCAAGAGTATTTACTTTCCAAAGTATCGTTACAAGAACACCTCAAAATAAAGAAGAATTAGAAAATCAAAGTTTTTTCCCAACGACAGAAGAATTTGAAATTTATTTCAATCCAAGTGAATCAATAGGAACCTCACACTCCAATCCAGATAATGAAACTGGAATTGGTAATACGATAACAATAAGCAATCCCGGAGCAGGTGACTCTACAAGAGTCATTCCGAGAGGATCAATATTTTTACCAAATCATAATTTAGTCACTGGAGACGTGGTTAACTATGAATTGAATGGTGTAAATGGATCAGAAACTGCACCAAAAGTAAAATTCTTTAGTGCAACCCCAACAGTTGACACAACTGTAGGAATTGGAACATCTTTATTTGTCATTAAAAAAACGGACGATTTAATAGGATTATCAACTGTCAAGGTTGGAATAGGATCAACAGGTGTTAGATTTGGTTTGGGATTAACTGGTACACAACCTATTTTTGAAGAAATTCAATTTTTAGATGTCGGTATTGGATCAATTCATAGTTTAAGATTAAAAAATTCAGACACTATTTCGGGTAATATTACAAGAAATCTCGTAACTGCTGTTGGAACAGGCACACATGGTTTGAAAAATAATGACATTGTTTTTGTTAATGTCAATCCGGGTATAAACACAACAGTCACTGTCAAATATAATAAAGTTCGTCGTAAAGCAATTTTCAATCCTTTAGATTACGAAGCTACAGGAATCACAACAAATTCCTCTGATAGTGGAATTAGAGACTCTATTAATATAAATGATCACAAACTTAATACAGGTGATAAAATAATTCACACATCTGATAGCCCAATTGGTCTTGAAAATAATAGAGAATATTTTGTGTATGTTGTTGATAAAGATACTTTAAAATTCTCAGAATCAAGATACGATGCACTTCGTGACTTCCCAAATTTTGTTGGAATAACATCAACAGGATCAGGAACAATATCACCTATTAATCCCCCGTTTATATTCTATAGAGATTCAAACGTTACTTTTGATTTAAGTGATACATCATTGTCTTACACCATAAGTGCTACATCATATCCAGCATTTAATTTTGATTTATTTAATGATGAGAACTTTGATGTTAGATATGAAACAAGTGGTAAGGATGTTGCATTTGATGTTTCAAAAACAGGAACAATAGGAGTTACTGGTGATGCAAAAGTTACTCTCAAAGTAAATGATAATACCCCTCAAAATCTTTACTACAAATTATCACCCGTTGATGTTTCAGACAATTTGACCGAAAACAAAGAAATAGTAATTGATGATGAAGTTTTTAGAGGAAATAATATTATCATAACAAATAGTGAATATAATGGTGAAGTAAGCATTATATCTACTGGATCAACAACATTTCAATATGAATTAATCAATAAACCAGAATCTGATTCTTACACTGATACAGCAACTTCAAATTCAAGATTAAATTATGCAACTATATCAACAACTGCTTATGGATCAATTGATCAAATAACAATTACTGAGCCTGGTGGTGGTTATGAAGTTGTTCCCGGAATAACTACAATAAAATCTGATTTGGGTAGTGGAGCAGTCATTGAATCTTTCTCATCATCAATAGGTAAACCAACAAAAATAACCATAGAAGATATTGGATTTGATTATCCAAGTGATAACACTTTAAGACCTGAAGCTTTATATCCACAAGTTTTGAGAATAACACCACTTAGTGGATTTAGATCTATCGGTATTTCATCATTTGGAAGAGGGTACAATCAAAATCCAAGTTTAGTTGTTTTAGATGGTCTTACAAAAAAACCTATCACTGATATTGATTTAAGATACAGACCTGAACAACAAATTGTTGAAATATTAAAAAATACCGAATCACTAAATGATTCAACTCCTACGATTATTCCAATAGGTAATCCAAACGGAATAAGAGCGAAAAATGTTACTTATGATAACAATACTCAAGTAGTAACAGTTACAATGAAAAATACTTTTAGCGGAACTTTGAACGCTATTGGTGAATATATTGATCCTTTCCCATTTAGTGTAGGTGATAAAGTTTTAGTTGAAAATGTAAGTGTTGGAGTGGGTTCCACAGCTTCAGGATATAATTCATCTGATTATGATTATGCTTTGTTTACTTTGACAAGTGTGACTCCAAATTATGGTAGTTTTGGAGAAGTTACTTATAGTATGTCTGAGTTTTTACAAAAAAATGTTGAGTTTCCCGGAATATTTAACGCAGTAAAATCGGACGCGACATTAGTTCCTGAAAAATATTTCCCTCAATTTAGTATTAAATTACAACCAACTGATTTTAGAACTGGTGATGATATTCAATCAGTTGATAGTTCTGGAACAATAACCAAAGGGGTAGTTTCTGCATGGAATAATTCAAGTAAGTATATTACAGTTGAAAGTAATCGAGAATTTGAAATTGGACAAATAATTGAACAAACAAAATTTAGAGGTGAGAGAGTCAGTGCAAATGAATATGCACCTCCCACTGGTGCAAAAGGTATTATAAAAGAAAAAATTAAATATGAATCAAAATATAATTTAGACCATTTTGCTATATTTGATAATGGATGGCAGAGAAGAACAGGATTTTTAAATGATGAGATTCAACGTGTTCACGATAATGATTATTACCATGCTTTTTCATATTCTGTTAAATCAAGAGTTCAATTTGATGAATGGAAAGATATCGTTGGCACATTAAATCATACAGCAGGATTTAAAAAATTTGCTAACTTCCAAGTAGAATCAAAATTACCAGCTGAAAGATTTGACGATTTAGTGGTACGTCCAGAAAGTGTTGTTACAAAGTTAGTTGATCTTGTAAGTGTTGAAAATTTACAATCCTTTCATGATTTTGATTTAGTATCAGAAAATTATATTGAGGGATTTGAAAAACCATTCTCAGACGAGTTAAATTTCAAATCAAGAATACTAACAGATTTTTCTGAATCTGTTTCAAATAGGGTTGTTACAATAGATGATTTTAGTAATCTTTTTAATAATAATGCAAGATCAACCCCATATGCAGATGTATATAGAAATCGATTATCAGATGGTCGCGCTCAATTCTTTGTAGCTTATATTAAAGATAGATTATTTACTGGTGAAAGACAGATCATGATAATTAACACTTTGCATGATACTGGTCGTGGATTGACAATGATGAATCAGTATGGTTCAGTTGAGACTGTTTTGGATCTTGGATCATTTGATTTTGTAATTGATGGTGCTGAATCTGTCCTTAGATTCTTCCCAAATAAATTCACAATAAATGACTACAATGTGGTGTTGTGGTCTTATCAAATAGACACTAACCAATTAGGTGTATCAACTACAAATGTTGCAACAGCGACTACATCCATACCCGCTGAACCCTTTGATCCTTCTACGTCTGAAGGATTAAATGGATCACTTGTAAGTATTCAGTCAACATGTGTCTCTGTCGCTGGTGGTGCAGCAGGGACAGTGTTTACACTTGCTGGTATTGGAACTACAGTTTCTGGACATAGATCAGCTAAATTGTTTGTAAGTGTTGAGGGTAGTGATGGAAGTGTTGAGTATGATCAGGTAAGTATAATACATGATGGAACAAACGTTGGTTTCCAAGAGTATGGTCAATTGACTGTTCATTCATCAGATGCTTATTCATCGACGGGCAATATAGGTACTTTCTTCCCACTAATGGTTGGAAATGATCTTGTTGTAAGATATACACCGGATGCTGGATTAACCACTGCATTTATTAATGCAACAGCAATCGGTATCGCAACAGAGGGATATATCGGAATCGGATCATATGATATGGCATATGCTGAGATGTCTGCACAAAGCACAGGTATCTCATCATCAGCAACTCCAGTCGAAGTTGGAATTGCAAGTTATGGTGATGCCTATGACGCTGCTTATTGTATTGTTCAAATCGCTGATAAGTTAAATGGAAGTTATGAATTAGCAGAGGTCATGATAATTGATGATTATACAGATGACGATAATGTTTATCTTACTGAATTTGGAAATGTAAAAGTTGGAACTGCATTCGCTGGTCTTGGAACGATAAGTGGTAGAAGAACAGGTAATATTACTGAGATAACATTTGTTCCGAATGCAGGTATAGGTGTCTCGATCACAACGTTCTTAAATTCACTAAGAGTCGAAGAGGACACAGAGTTATTACCATCTGGTGCGACAAGAGATGTTGGTGGTGAAGCTCTAAAAGATTTAAATAATGCTTCAATAGAAAGTGCTTTTGCAAATTATGAAGGTACACAGTCATCAATCAAAACAAAATTTGCTTTAGAGCATAATGGAGATCCAATATTTAAGAAACCTTATGATGGATCAACATCTGAAGTTGTTAATGTAACTGCAAATACAATCACACTTCCAAATCATTTCTTTGTTTCTGGTGAAGAAGTGTCATATGCACATACAGATAGAAGAACTGGTGTATCATCTGCTATACAAATTGCATCTACAGAATTCCCTGCTCTTGGTATCACTACCACATTATTACCATCATCTCTCTTTATTATCAAAAAAGGTGAGGATAAAGTTCAGTTAGCAAGAAGTGCTCAAGATGCTCTGAAAGAAGTGGCTGTGCCTCTTGATTTAACTCATGTTGGTATTGGAACATCACATTCATTTACATCAAAAAATGCAAATACAAGAGTGTTAGTTGCAATTGATAACTATCTACAATCACCAATCGCAGGAACATCTGTAACAACAACTCTTGATAAAGCTGCAGACAAATCTCAAGATGTGATATTCTTTACTGGTATAACATCATTCTTCGGTGCGGATAATATTCGTGTCAGCAGTGGTAATACCAGTGAGGTAATGAAAATACTATCTGTTGGAATTGGAACAACAAACGGTATTAAAGTAAGAAGACAAAGACTAGGAACAACAATAGCTGGATTCCCAACTGGTTCATTGGTTGAAAAGATAAGAGGTAATTATAATATTGTTGAAAATGAAATAACATTTGCAGAAGCACCTCCCGGAAAAAATCCAATAGGATCTATAACCAATCCTCCTAATGAAAGAGATTTTGCTGGTATAACCACATCATCAAGTTTCCAAGGAAGAGTGTTTACTCGATCTGGTATTGTAAACGGAAGCACAGAAACATATTCTACTAACCATCTATATGATGATTTGACATCAGATTTCAATGGTAAGAATAGACAATATGCATTGACTGTAGACAAAGCACAGAAAACTGGTATTTCTACTAACAACGCTTTGATTCTGATTAATGGTATATTACAAGCACCGGGATCAAATGGCGACTTTGAATTATCAACTGTAGGATCAGGCACAACAATAACATTTACTGGTGCTGCAAGTTCAGTTGCTAGAGATGTAAATACTGCTTCAATACCTGTTGGTGGAGTGATTATATCTGTTGCATCAACAAGTGGTTTTGGATATCAACCATTGGTCTCAGCTGGTGGAACTGCGGTCGTATCACTTGCAGGAACAATCAATAGTGTAAGTATAGGTAATACAGGTTCTGGTTACAGATCAGGTATACAGACTGTATCTGTAGGTTTACAAACTGAGGGATTTGATCAATCTGGTATTACAACTATTGGTCTTGCTAACGTTACTGATGGTCATGTAACTAGCATTGATATCACTAATCCCCAATTCTTCTACAAACCAAGAGATATCTACAATGTTGGTTATTCTTCAATAACTGGTATAACAACCATAACCACTGCATTTGCACATAATTTATCTGTTGGTAATGAAGTAGTGGTATCTGGCATTGCATTTACTTGTGACTACGCTCCAGCTGTCGGAGTTCAAAGTGCAAACTATGATAATACAACTGGTATCATGACAGTTACCACACTCGCTGCTCATGGATTATCTACAACTGGTAAGAGTAGTGATGTAATATTAACTGGTTTGGCGTTTACATGCGGACTTGGTGCTACAGTAAACCATATCTATCCAAGAAACAGAGATCGTTTCTTTGATACTGCAATATCAGTTGCATCAACAACAGCAACAACTATAACTTTAGACGTATCCAAATCTCCTATAGGTCAACAATATACTCACAGATTCATAGGTGCTGCAAGTAGTGCTGTAATACAAGGTGGAGATTATTCTCATACCTTTAGATATGCACTTCCAAACGCGGTTACAACAGGTGTTGGAACTCAGTTTACACCAACAAACGCAACTTATAATGCATCTACTGGAGTGTTTGTAATATCAATACCAAGTCATGGT